CCCGCCGCTCGACCCTGACCCGCAATCGCGCGACGTCGCCGTGTGGCAGGTGTTCGCCTACGGATGGCAGGCCTACGCCGAGCACGTGCTCGGGCAGCGGGTTGCCACGGCGCAATGCATGAACAAGCTCCGCAACGAGGGAGTGATCAAGTGACGCGCCACTGGAACGGCAAGCACCCGCCATTCAACCGCCTGACCGCCGGCATCGTGCTCGCGCTGTATGGGATGAGGTTGCGATGAGCGGCAAGGGTTCCGGGCGCAGGCCCGAGGCCGAGACAGGCGCTTACGCGAACGGATACGACCGGATATTCAGGCCAGAGGCCGCTGAGGAGGTGGCTGGTGGCCGCCCTGACAATCAAACAAGAAACGTTTTGCCAGAAGTACGTCGAGACGGGGAACGCGAGCGAGGCATATCGGCAGGCCTACGGATCGAAGGGCAAACCGGAGACCGTGGCGCGGTCGGCGCATGAGCTGATCGTTAACCCCAAGGTCTCCGCAAGAATCGCCGCGCTGCGGGAAGCCACGATCAACCGGGTTCACGGCGTCACGGTCGCCAGCCTGATTTCCGAGCTTGAGGAGGCCCGTCAAGTCGGCAAGGAACGCGGCCAGGCTTCGGCAATGGCAGCGGCCACGATGGGGAAGGCGAAACTGGCGGGGCTGGAGTCCGGTGTCGATGATGCAGACGATGCCACGCCTATTGCAGTGACGGTCGAGATCAAGAGCGGGCGCAAGCGTGCCGACGCTGAATGATCCGCAGGCCGATTTCCTCGCATTGCCCCATGCCTACCGTGCGCTAGTCGCAGGGTTCGGCACGGGCAAGACCTGGGCGATTTGCGCGGCGGACTGTGCGCATTACTGGCAGCACCCGAGGGCTAATCGCGGTTACTTCGCGCCGACCTATTCACAGATTCGGGATATCTACTTTCCGACGATTGAGGAAGTCGCGTTCGATTGGGGGCTGCGGGTCAAGATCGCCGAGGTTAACAAGGAGGTTTCGTTCTACTCGGGCCGGCAATATCGCGGCACGACGATTTGCCGCAGCATGGAAAAGCCGGCGTCCATCGTCGGGTTCAAGATTGCGCGGGCGTCGGTTGACGAGATCGACACGATGCCCGAGCGGAAGGCCGAGCAGGCATGGCGCAAGATCATCGCCCGCAACCGCCTGAAGTTCGACGGGCAGAACGGCGCGGACATTGCGACGACGCCGGAAGGCTTCCGATTCACTTGGCGCACGTTCGTCAAGGCGCTTCGGGACAAGCCCGAACTGTCCAAGCTGTACGGCATGGTGCAGGCCAGCACGTTCGACAATGAAGCGAACCTGCCGGATGACTATATCGACAACCTACGGGCCAGCTATCCGCCGCAACTGATTAGCGCGTACCTGAACGGGCAGTTCGTGAACCTTACGAGCGGCACGGTCTATCACGCCTATGACCGCACGGCGAACGCCTGCGACGACGTGATGCGCGAAGGCGAGCCGGTGTTCGTGGGGATGGATTTCAACGTCGGCAAGATGGCGGCGGTGATCCATGTGAAGCGCGATGGCCTGCCGCGTGCGGTGGCCGAAGTGGTGAACGCTTACGACACGCCGGACATGATTCGGATTCTCAAGGAACGGCTTGGGGATCGACAGATTCGGGTCTATCCCGACGCCTCTGGCGCAAACCGGAAGTCGGTCAATGCGTCCACGACCGATATCCAGCTATTGAAGGCGGCACAGTTCATCGTTTCAGCACCGGAGGCGAATCCGCCGGTGAAAGACCGAATCAACGCCATGAACGCGATGTTCTGCAACGCGAAGGGCGAGCGCCGCTACAGGGTGAATGCCGATACCTGCCCGACCTATGCCGACTGTCTCGAACAGCAGGTATGGGCGGACAACGGCGAGCCTGACAAATCGAGCGGGAATGACCACCACCCGGATGCGGGCGGCTACTTCATTCACCGCGACTTCCCCGTCATTAGGCCGGTGGCCTCTCTCAACATGAGGTTTGCAGGCTAATGGCAGACGTAACCGCGACCCGTCCGGAATACGACGCGAAGCTCGTTTCGTGGAAGCTGGTGCGCGATGCCGTGAAGGGCAGCGAGGCGGTGAAGTGCGGCGGCTACCTGCCGGAAGTCAACTGCCACGATACATCGGATGAAAACAGGCAACGCAACAAGGATCGGCTGAACGGCGCGGTGTATGTGAACGCGACCGGCCGCACCCTTGCCGCCTTGTCGGGCATCGCCTTCGCCAAGTGGCCGGAAATCACGCTGCCGGTCGGGCTGGAATACCTGGAGGGGGACGCGGACGGTTCCGGCGTCGGGCTGGTGAACCAAGCGCAGTTCACCGTCAATGACCTGATGCAGACGGGGCGCGCAGGGCTGCTGGTCGATTACCCCAAGGCCACCAAGCCTGCGTCCCGCGCACAGCAGGAAGCCGGCGAGCTTCGTGCCACGGTGGCGTTCTACGCGGCCGAGGCGATTGATAGCTGGCGCATGGTGAAGCGCGGCGCGCTGAACCTGATCGGCATGGTGAAGCTGAAGGAAGTCCGCGAGGATTGGGACGGGTTCGAGCGCATTGAAGTCAATCGTTACCGCGTGTTGTCGCTTGGCCGCCTGTCCACGGAGGACGAAACGGCAGCCGAGCGGTACGTCGTCCAGATTTACGAGGCGGATAGCGGCGGTTCGTGGTCGATTGTGGAGGAATACGCGCCCCTTAATGGCGCGGGCCAGCCGTGGAAGGTGATTCCATTTACCTTCATCGGTGCCACGAACAACGACAGCACGCCAGACCAAGCGCCGCTGTATGACCTGGCCGACCTGAACATCGCGCATTTCCGCAATAGCGCAGACCACGAGGAAGCGTTGCATTTCGCCGCGCAACCGCAGGTATGGATTACCGGCGCGGATGAGCAGTGGCTGGCGGCGATGCAAAAGGCCGGCATCTACGTCGGATCGCGTGCCATCGGCTGCGCCCCGCAAGGCGGCGACGTGAAGATCCTGCAATCTGAGCCGGTATCCGCGCTGTCCGAGGAAATGAAGGCCAAGCTGGACACGATGGCCGCGCTGGGTGCGCGCCTTGTGACGCAGGGCGAGGCATCGAAAACCGCGACGCAGGCTGGCGGCGAGGAACGCACGAGTCATTCGGTGTTGTCGCTGGTCTGCGACAACGTATCGGATGCCTACCGCAAGGCGCTGGCATGGGTGGCCGAGTTCATGGCGGTTGCGGGCGAGGTCGATTTCAGCATCGGCACGGAGTTCGCCGGCATCCAGTTCGACGCGCAGCAGATGGCGCAGGCGCTGGCAGCGGTGCAGGCCGGCAAGCTGCCCGAGGCGGACTTCTGGACGTACTGCCGCAGCATTGGCTTGATCGCTGCTGACAAGACGGACGAGGACATTCGTGGCGAGGTCGAGGCGCAGGCCCCGGCATTAGCGTTAGATACGCTGCCCCCCAACGAGTCAGCAGCAACCAAGAAAACTACCCGCATCAAGCGTGATGCGAACGGCGACCTGATCGCGCAAGAGGAATGATATGAGCAAGAGCAACGCCACGGAAAATGATTTTGTTAAGTTCCTCGCGCAAGCCACGGCCATGCCGTCATATGGGTCAAACCTACAGGTGAACCTGCACACGTCTGATCCGGGCGAGGCGGGAACCTCCACATCTAACTCGCCAACGTACACAGGTTATGTGGCGGTGGCTGTAGCCCGAGACAATACGGGCTGGACGATTTGCGATGGAATCGACCCATTCGCGCCAAATGCCTCTGGCAACGCATTCAAGAATGCCGCAGAGATTACGTTCCCTGAATGCACGGGTGGAAGCGACACCATCACCCACGCGTCAATTAGCGTTGTGGCGACCGACCAAATACTTTATTCGGGCGCACTCACTGCGTCAGTTGCGGTATCAAACCTGATTACTCCGCGCTTCCCGGCTGGAACCCTGATTATGGCAGAGGATTGATCCATGCCTGAATCATTTACCCAAGTACCGCCGAACTCTAGTGGCAACAAGATGCGCACCCGCACGCGGGTTATTGGCGCAAATACGGTGCATGAGCAAGGGGTGTTCCAAGGCGCGTTGCCCACGTATTACGCGCTGGCCGACGCGGTGGCATTCGCTGCAAACAAGCAGATGATTTCACTGTACAACGCGGCTGGCTCTGGCGTGATGGTGGTCATCAAGAAGCTGTACCTTATCAACCTGCAACTGTCAGCGGTTACAGGCGTTGCGGTGCGCCAGGACTTCAAGCGGTTTAGCGCTGTGCACACAGGCGGTACGGCGATCACGCCGACACCATGCGACAGCACGAACCCTGCCTTGCCTGCTGGTGTTACCGCCAAGACTGGCGCGACGCTCACGGATGTTTCCTTGTTGTTCCCGCTGACGTTCGCTAACGATGAAGTTGGCGCGACGCAGGCGTTTCCGTCCGTGCAGTTGCAGGCGGGTATCAACTGGCTCCCGGAAGGCTCGGAGGTTCAGGAAGTCCGATTGCGAGAAGGTGAAGGCGTGACGGTGAAGAACATTACATCAACGACCATCGGCAGCTTCGCCTATATGTTTGTTTTCACCGTTGACGACCTGACCTAATGCTGCTGCCGTACACCACGCTGACCTATTACGGGCCGGCTGCCGTGGCCGCGCTAGTTCCTTCAGCGCCGGCTGTGATGGCTGATATTCAAGCCACGGCGAAACTTGGGGAGTTCATTCCCGGTGTTGGCGCAACAGTGAAGGCGAAGGCAACGCGCCTGCGCAACAGTCCGGCGATCATTCAGTCGGCAGGGCTTGTGGTGGGCGCGCTTCCAAAGGCTAGGGCGCGGCTGCTATCCACCATTCGGATTGGGTTGCTAACTCAGGATGACGTGACGGGCGCTGTATTGGAGGCACGCGTTGAGGGTGCACTCACATTGAAGCAGGTTATGCGGTTGCTGCTGGCCTATGTGGGCGGCAACGCTACGGGTCTGGATACAAGCCCTGCGTTTAAGTCCCAGGACGGGACAAAAGACCGATTGGCCGGAACAATCACGGGCGGGGCGCGCACGATAACCACGCTAGACGGAGACTGAGCCATGCGGGCGTGGGGCGGTGAATGGGTAGGCGACTGGCTAGGGGAGGGTAATTCAGGCGGCATCACCAACATGGCTGGCGTGGTTGTGGCTGGTGGCATGTTGCGGGCCGACCTTTCTGGCGGCGACAAGGTGGCGGAGGCAGCAGGCGGCGGGGCGGTTTGGCACGCCGCGCCAATAATTCGCCCTTATGTGCCGCGATCCATGTCAGCGCGGATTGGCGCTAGTGGACTGCTTTTTGGGCGGCTATCAATAGCTAGAGCGGTTGAGTTGTCCGTAATCGCTACAGGGCGCAGCGGCGCGTCTGGAGTGCTATCTGCATCGGTCAGCATGGGGGTTATGCCTGCGCCCGCCAGATTGGCAGTCATGCGCCCCACGCTGGCTGCTGCGACCGCTGTAGAGGTGCGTGCAGCATGGACATCATCGGGGATGTGCTACCCGCGACTGTCGGTTGCACTGCGCGAGGTTCCAAGCGCAGCCAAGCCTGCGCGACTGGAGCTGGCTGATGATGAATTGGCTGCAATCCTTCACCTTCTGGCCGCATGATGCCTAGTCTTGCTGAGTCATCAACCCGCCACGCGGTCTTTCTTGAGCGCCTGAAGTCGGGCGAGGTTCGCAAGTTCGATGCGTTCCTTCGGGATATCGACCGCAGGCTGCGCGAGGTGTTGACCCGCGAAGGCGTCGGCGCAGTTGAGCGCGCACGAGCAGAACGGATGCTTGCCGAGATTGACGCGATTATTACGGCGATCCTGCTGCGGTACAGGGGCCAGTTGCAGGCCGACTTGGCGGATTTGGCAGGCTATGAGGGCGAGTTTGCGGGCAAGGCGCTAGCGGAGGCAGGGTTTAGGCCCAACGTGCCAACGGCAGGCCAGCTACAGGCTGCCGCGTTCGCTGCGCCGCTACAGGCGAAGGGCGCGAACGGTAAGCGCCTGCTAGCGTTTGTGGACGCTTGGGCGGCATCTGACCGTGAGGCATTGGTGGGCGCGGTTCGTGTTGGTGTTGCCCAGGGGCAGACTACGGCGCAGATCGTGACGGCAGTACGTGGCACAAAGGCGATGAACTACACAGACGGCGCGCTGGCGATTACGAAGCGGCACGCAGAGTCGATTGTCCGAACGGCTGTCCAGCATGTAGGCGATACCGCACGGCTGGAGACATACAAGGCCAACGCGGACATCGTGAAGGGCGAGCAGTGGAGTTCGGTGCTGGATAGCCGCACGTCGGATCAGTGCATGGCGCTGGATGGCCGCGTGTTCGATCTGGACAAGGGGCCGCGTCCGCCGATCCATATCAATTGCCGTAGCGCCCGCGTGCCGGTGCTGGCGGATGAGTTCGCGTTCCTGACAAAAGGGGAGATGCGGTCGTCGAAAGATGGCCCGGTTCCCGCCACGTTGACCTATTTCCAGTGGCTGAAGTCGCAGCCCGCATCCTTTCAGGACGAGGCGCTTGGGCCGGTGCGCGCGAAGCTGTTCCGCGATGGTGGATTGAGCGCCGAACGCTTCGCCGCGTTGCAACTGGATCGCAATTTCCAGCCGCTGACGCTGGCAGAGATGAAAAAGCTAGAACCCCTCGCGTTCAATCGCGCGGGGATTTGACCGTATCGCGCCAGTGGCGCAAACAGCCCAGAGGGCAACCGATGAGTGACGAAAAGACCCCCGAACAGCAGGTCGAGGCGCTGAGTGCGCAATTGGCGGAAGCCATGAAGGGCATTGACGCGCTGAAGGCCAAGAATGACGAATTGCTGACTGAGAAAAAGGACGCGCAGCGGAAGGCCCGCGAGGAAGCGGAAGCGGCGAAGGTCGCGCTTGAGGAAGCGGCGCGCAAGAGTGGCGACGTGGCCGCGCTGGAAAAGTCGTGGCAGGACAAGCTGGCGAAGCGAGAGGCGGAATTGATCGCCGAACGTGACGGGCTTGGCAACGTCGTGCGCGACCTGACGGTGAACAGCACGGCAACCGAATTGTCCGCGAAGCTGGCGATTCCCGGCAGCGCCGATGTGCTGTTGCCGCACATCAAGAATCGGCTCGCGCTGGAAACGCAGGACGGCAAGCCCGTCGTGCGCGTCCTCGGCGCGGATGGCAAGCCGTCCGCCGCATCGGTGGATGACTTGGCAAAGGAAATTGCAGGCGACGCGCGGTTCGCACCGTTGATCGTCGCAAGCATGGCAACCGGCGGCGGGGCTTCCGGGGGCAAGGGCGGCGGTGCCGCGAGCGCGAAGAAAGTCAGCGAGTGGAGTGACGGGGAGAAAGCCCTGTATATCCGCGAAAACGGACTTGAAGCGTGGAACAAGAAATTGGCATCCGCCTAACTAACCCAGAGGACACATAGAAATGGCAACCGGCAAGGCTTCGGATTTCAAGATTTACCAGGACGAGATGCGCGGCGGCATCGTCGAGCGTCTTACGCAGGCTTCGGCCTTCTTCAACGCTGCTGGCGGCGCGATTCGCCTCGGCACCGTATCGCGTCGAGGCGATTACGCGAAGGAATCGTTCATCAAGACGATTTCCTCGCTGGTGACTCGCCGCGACACCACTTCGGTTTCGACCGCCACCGACCTCGCCGTTGCGATGGACGAGATCATCTCGGTCAAGCTGAACCGCAAGATCGGCCCGGTCGGCCAGACGTTGGATTCATTCCGCAAGGTGCAGATGGAGGCCGGCGAGGATGCGCTGTCCTTCCTGATCGGCACGCAGATCGCCAAGGCGATGGAAGTGGAAATGCTGAATACCGGCCTGCGCGCTTGCCGCGCTGCGCTGGACACGGCCAACACCACGCAGTTCGACGCGGCTTCGACGATCACCACGGTTGACCTGGTGTCCGGCCTCGCCAAGTTCGGCGACGCGGCGAACAACATCGGCGCGTGGGTCATGCACTCGAAGGTCTATTTCGACCTGATGAAGCACCAGATCGGCACCTCGGCCAATGGCGATATCGTGGCCGGCGCTGCGGTGCAGGGTGCGAACCCGCTGACCCTGAACCGTCCGGTCATCGTGACCGACTCCGATGCGCTGGTCGTGACCACGGGCACCGGCACCGCTGCGGTGACGAAGTATCACACCCTCGGTCTTGTGCCGAATGCCATCGTCGTGGAGGACTCCGAGCAGTCCACGATGGAAGCCCAGATCGTCACGGGGTTGGAAAACCTGATCGTCCGCTTGCAGGGCGAATCGGCCTACAACCTCGGCGTCAAGGGCTTCAAGTGGGATACCGGCAGCGGCGGCGCGAACCCGCTGGATGCGGCCGTTGGCACGGGCACCAATTGGGATGCTGCGGCTTCGTCCTACAAGGACTACGCCGGCATCCTGGTGGTGTCGAGCTAAGAAGGATGAAGGTCGGCGTCTATGCGGGCGATTACAACCTTGAGGCCGGCGCGTTTTCTGCCGGCCTTGAGGCGTGCGGTCATCGTGCGGTAAGGCGTTCGGCATCGGATCACTGCCCCGGACAAACGGAATCGTTCGGGGCGGTGGTCATCACGGGGATGCGCGGCAAGGGCCGCGTCATCCTTGAGGATTACGAAAGGATCGGCGTTCCGGTCATCGTCATGGATTACGGCTACCTCGCACGGACAAGCGGGATGGCGACGTGGGAAACAGGGCATTGGCAGGTAGGCGTCGGCGGGTTGAATCGTCCGCCCAGCTTCGAGTGCCCTTCGGATCGGTTCGACTCGCTGGGGATCGCGGTCAAGCCGAAGGGGAAGGGCAATGTTCCGCTGGTGCTTGGACAGCATATCGGCGACCCGTCGCACGGGCTGGGCGCGGTTGAAATGGCCAATTGGGCGCAATGGCTGTGTGACGCGCACGGTGCGCGCTTCAGGGCGCATCCGGACAGTCCCAGCTTGGCGGTGGATGCCGAACGCGCGGACGGGCCTCTAGACGCGGTGCTGGCCGATTCCAGCGTGGTCTATACCTTGTGCAGCACGGCGGGATTGGATGCGATCCTGGCCGGCGTGCCCGCGATGGCGACCATGCCCGACCGGGCGTGCTGGGGTACGCTGTCCGGCCCAAGGCTGCCATCCATGGCGGCCAGGCGAACATTGTGCGCCCGGTTGGCATACGGGCAATGGACGCTAGCGGAAATGCGTAGCGGGCTGGCGGCGGATTTTGTCACGAGGAACCTAGACCGATGGCATTGACGATTGAGGACGGCACCGGGGTTGCGGGCGCCGATAGTTATGCATCCGCTGCCGACCTGACCGCCTACGCCAGCAATTACGGCTTCACCATGCCGGCGACAGACGCTGAGAAAGAGGCGCTATTGCGCCGGGCGGCGTTGCAGATGAATGCCGAGAAATGGAAGGGCAGCCGCGCGGAGGCCACGCAAAGCCTCGCATGGCCGCGCGAGTGCGTCGTGGTGGACTGCGAAACGCTGCCGTCGAACCTGATCCCGGCGCGCATCCAGTACGGCCAGATGGCGCTTGCGTGCGAGATTTACCAAGATGACACCGATCCGGTTGGCCAGCGACAGGGCGCGGTGACGCGGACGAAGGTGGACGTGATCGAAGTGGAATATGCGGTCGCCAGCAACAACACCGCGCGGCTCCTGCCGGCGGCACCGGATCGGCAATCGCGGGCGCAATTCGCGGACTACCTGCTGAACCGTGGACTGTTTGCCATTCGGGCGTAAGATCGCACCGTCAACGAACGGAGGCGATATGGCGAACATTCTGATTTCTGCAATCGTGGCGCTGGTCGGCTTGGTATGGGTTTTCGTCATCGGCAGTTTGGCATTGGTGCCAATATTGCTCGCGTTTGGCGGCTCCATTTGGCTGCTGTACGCGATCATCCGAGAGGCCACGAGACCTAGAACAAGCTAGGCGCAAACAAGTCCGCTCCGGCGGGATTTTTCTTTGGAGTTCCAATGGCCTTTGACTACTCGCCGCTCGCCGCAGTGGCGGTGTCACTGATTGCCGATTTCGGGCAGGACGCCACCATCCGCCGCGTATCGGGCGGCACCTATGATCCGGTCACGGGCACGTCCACTGGCGACACCACGACGGACACAAGCGTGCGCGCGGTCGTGGTGGGGATTGCGAAGGACTATGCCGAACAGCTTGGCGGAAACGTCCAGGCGGGCGACCGCATGGCATTGATCGCCACGAATGAACCGCTGGTGTCGGATTCGATGATCCTCGGCTCCGACACTTGGGCGATTCTGGACGTGCAGATCGTGAACCCCGGCGGCGTGGCGCTGCTTTACAAGGCGCACGTCCGGCGATGAGCTTTGCAACGGAACTCAAGGAAATCACGCTCAAGGCGAACGCCGCGACGGATAAGACGATCCGCGCGACCACGCTCGCCCTGTTCCGCGAAGTCATCTTCCGCACGCCGGTCGATACCGGGCGGCTGAAAGGCAACTGGCAGACAAGCGTGGGAACGCCTGCCAATGGCGTGACGGATCGCGCGGATAAGACAGGCGCGCTGGCGTTCGCGGAAGCGGTCGCACAGATCGGCGGCATGGGAAGCGTGACCTATCTCGCCAACAACCTGCCGTATGCACATCGGATCGAATACGACGGATGGAGCCACACGAAAGCGCCTGAAGGCATGGTTCGCGTGAGTTTCGCGCGCATCGACGCCATCGTCCGCAAAGCGGTCGCCGGGAACAAGGTCTAGCGAATGTCCGAAACAAACATCAATGCTGCGCTGGTAAGCGCGGCAACGGCGGCGCTTGGCTCGGGATTCACCGGCCGCATTGCATTCGAGGGTCGGGATTTCACGCCGCCCGTGTCTGGCAAGTGGGCCGCCATCTTCAACCTGCGCGCCGGGATCGATGTTGTCACGCTCGGCGTTGGCGGGCAGGACGAACATTCGGGCGTGCTGCAAATCGACGTATCGGTTTCCGAAAACTCCGGAACCGGAACGCTGCTGACCGATGCCGATGCACTCCGCGCCTATTTCGTGGCCGGCAAGTATTTCACCTACAGCGGGCAGGACGTGCTGGTGCGTCACTGCGACGTGTCGTCGATTCGACAAATCGACGGCTATCTCCGCGTTAGCGCCAGCGTCACCTACACCGCTCGTTCAACTCGCCCGGAGATTTGAGAATGTCCAAGTCCGCAAACGGCTCGGCCGTCAAGTATTACTTCATCGTCGAGGATGCGTCCGGCGCGATTGATCCGACCGCGCCTGAGTTCAAGCCGATCCGTTACAACACTTCCACGCTTGCCCGGAATACGACGCAGGTCGATTCCAATGAAATCAACCAAAACCGCCAGCGCCCGTTGTCGCGGCAGGGCACCTATTCGACGCAGGGCGATATCGTCGCCGAATTGTCGGATGACAGTTTCGACGACTTCCTCGAAATGGCGATGCAGGGAACGTGGGCAACCAACGTCCTGAAGGTCGGCAGCACCGAACGCAGCTTCAGCATCCTTGAGCGTCATTCGGATATCAACAACGCGACGATCACGGCGGCTACCCTGTCCGCGACCGCTTCCGATAGCAGCTTCAACGATTCCGGCTCGGGCTTCGTGACCGCAGGATTCGCGGTCGGCGACCTGATTACTGTCTCCGGATTCACGGGCGATGCTGGCAACAACGGCGTGTTCAAGATCGCCACGGCGGCGGCCGGGAAACTGACCGTGACCGATGCGGCCGGTGCTGCGGTCACGCTGGTGGACGATGCGGCCGGCGAATCGGTGACCATCGTGGCGAAGGTGGATTTCATCTATCGCGGCTGCCGGGTCAATACCGTGGCCGTGACCGCGCCCATCGACGCGGCGGTTGGGATCACCTTCGGCGTCATCGGCACCGCTGCCGAGGCATACCAAGTTCCGGCAGACGCCACGTTCGCGGCGGCGTCCACCTCCAACTTCATGGTGACTTCGCAAGGTTCGCTATCCGAGGACGGAAGCACCATTGGCTATGCGACGCAGTTCGATTTCAACCTGTCGAACGGCATGGCCCCGAACTTCGCGCTGTTCCAGCGCGCGGCCTATGACGTAAGCAACGGCATTGCGGCCGTGGGCGGCACGCTGTCCGCCTACCTGCCCGATGGTCGGCTCTACGGCAAGCAGCTCAACGAGACCGAAACCGACCTCGAAGTGCAGTTCAGCGATGGCACGAACACCCGCACCTTCACCTTCCCGAAGGTGCTGCTGACGCAGGCCAGCAAGGGCGTGTCCGGGCCGGGCGCATTGATCCCGCAATACACCTTCAGCGCCGGCTATGACTCAAGCGCCGCCACCACGCTGACCATCACCCGGAGCGCGTAATGACGGCGATGGAACAGTTCTACACGCTGGACAAGGCGAACGAAGGCCAACGCCTGGCGTTGCAGACCCCGGACGGAAAGCAGACGGAACATTGGCTGCAAGTGCGGTCGCGGCTGTCGGACGAGTTCCGGGCCGCGAAGTCTGCGGCCATGCAAGCGGTGGCAATGGTGCCGGACGACAAGCGGGAACAGGTCGCAAGGGACGCGGGCATCGTTGCGCTGGCCGCATTGATCGCGGACTGGTCTTTCGGCGAATTGGAGCCGGAGAAAGTCCGCGCGTTCCTCCGCAATGCGCCACAGATCGCAGAGCGGGTGAATAGTTTCGCNGGGGACGATGAGGTTTTTTTCGGAAGCGGCTCGGCAGCCTCTACGAGTTCGCCCGAGCCGAAGTAAAGCTAGGCGTCCCGCAGGCGGACGGGAAACCCCTGCGGGCGCATCTGGAGGCGGTCAAAAAGGCCACGGGCCAATCGCCCCCGGAACTTCAGATTCCCGACCCCCCGAGTGACCTGCTTTACCTGCTGGCGTGGCTTGGCGAACTCCGAAGTCCAGTCACCTACGCCGAACTCTCGCACTGGACCGCGCTCACGCATCGCCAATTGGCGGGGTGGGAGTGCGAGGCATTGGTGCGCCTTGACTTCATACGGAATCCTCAATGACCGAGACCGCTTCACTCGTTATCAAGGTCGATTCCAGCAGCGCGAAGCGTGCAACCTCCGACCTTGACTCCCTCGCAAAGCAGGGCGCGAAAACCGAAGGCGCGATTGGCAAGCTGAAGAGCGGCGTTGGCGCGCTTGGCACGGCCTTCGCCGCGCTGGGCGGTGGCGTGCTGATCGGCAAGTTCCTCGGCGCGGTCATTAGCAACACCATCGAGGCGGACAAGGTACAGGCGCAGCTTGCGGCCCGCATCAAGTCCACGGGCGGCGCTGCGGGTCTGGCGCTGGGCGACCTCAATAACATGGCGAAGGGGCTGCAAAACGTCACTACATACGGCGACGAAGCCATCGGTTCCGCGCAATCGCTGCTGCTGACCTTCACCAATATACACAGGGAGACGTTCCCGAAGGCGCTGGAAGCCACACTCAACCTCGCCACCGCGATGGGAACTGACCTGAACTCGGCAGCGGTGCTGGTCGGCAAGGCGCTGAACGATCCGATCCAGGGCGTGACCGCGCTTCGTCGCGTTGGCGTGCAGTTGACCGATGCGCAGGAAAAGCTGGTCAAGAAGCTGGTGGAAACCGGCGATGCCGCAAGCGCACAGAAGATCATCCTCGGCGAGCTTGAGACCGAAATGGGCGGCGCTGCACGCGCTGCACGGGACACCCTCGGCGGCGCACTGGACGCGGCGAAGGAAGCGTTCGGCGACCTGCTGGAAGGCGACACGGGCGGGGCTGGCATCAAGGGAACGAAGGCGGCCCTTGAGGATTTGATCGACACGATGCATTCGCCGGACACGAAGGCGGCGTTCGCGCAGTTGGTGAACGGGATTTTCAGTGTCGCCAATGCGGCCGTGGTCGGCATCCAGAAGCTGATCGACTTCAACAACCAACTTGAAGTCTCGCTTGGGCTGAAGGGGAAGGGCGACGGCACGCGCAATGGAACCGGCCTTGACTTCCTAGCGGGCGCAAAAGATCGGCTATCTGCCTTATTGCATGGGGACACGAAGGCCGCCGACCTCGCCGGCAAGCGCATGGCGTCCGGGTTCGGGCTGCCAAACGCGCCGTCCGTTGCCGATTTCACGAACGTTACCGGCGGCGCAAATACCAAATCCCTCTATCCGATCATCTGGCGCACGGGCGAACGCGATCCCGCGCTGTCCGTCAATCCGAACGGCGATCCAGACACGGGCACCGACAAGGTCGGCGGCAAGAGTGGCGGCGGGCGTTCGCGCAAGGCGATGCCGGATTTCAGCGCAGAGGATCGGCAGGCGCTTGCCGACCTTGTTGCAAAGACCGCAGAGGCGAACCAGCAATTCGACCGCATGGCCGCAACCCTCGCTGGCCCGCTGCAAGAGGCCGAGCTACGCCACAAGGAAGCGTTGCAGGAAATCACCGACGTAGGCAAGCAGGCGGGACGTTCGTCGCAGGAAATCGCAGACGCGAAGGCGGCGGAGACCAAGCGGTACGAGGAAGAAACCGAAGCGATCAAGGCGCAGCTTGATCCGGTCGGGCAGGCGCTGAAGAACCAGGCGCTAGACCTTGAGCTGATCGGAAAATCGAACGCCGAGCGCGAGGTCATGAATGCGCTGCTGCAAAAGGGCATCGACCTTCGCAGCCAAGAGGCACAGGCGGCGCTTGCGCAGGCCCGCGCGAACACGGTGGAAGGGCAATCGCGCCAGCAGGCCATCGACCTCATGGACGATTTCCGGCGCGGCGCAGCCAACGCGCTGACCGATTTCGTGACCGGCGCGAAGTCTGCAAAGGACGCGCTGAAGGACTTTTTCGACGAATTGGCCGCGCAGATCACGCAAGCCATCGCAAACAAATGGATGGATCAACTGTTCGGCTCGCTTGGCAGCGATGGCGCAGGAACGAAGGGCGGCGGATGGCTATCCGGCCTGCTCGGCGCGCTGTTCGGCAGTGGCGGCGGCGGTGCTGGCGCTGCGAGCGGGGGCAGTTCGTTCCTATCGTGGATGGGCGGCGGTTATGCGTCTGGCGGCTACACCGGCCCCGGCGCAATGACGCAACCGGCGGGCATCGTCCACAAGGGAGAAGTGGTTTGGTCGCAGGCGGATATCGCTGCGGCTGGCGGTGTCGGTGCCGTTGAAGCCATGCGCAAGGGCGGCGGCAATGTCACGAACATCACAGTGAACGTGCCGCGCAGTTACGAATATCACAGCGCATCGCAAGTCGCGCAGGCAACCGCTGCCGCACAAGGCCGGGCAATGGCGAGGAACCGCTAATGGCCTTCATCGACGCGCGACTGCTGGATAAGGTCGCCTACGGATTCCAGATCGGCCCGCAATTCAACACCCGGAATGTCGGGCTGAAAAACGGGAACGAACGCCGGAACCGGAATTGGGACACGTTCAAATGGCGCGGGACTGCGCCGTATTCCCGCATCCGGCAATCCGACCATGACCTTATGCTCGGCGCGATCCTTCGTGCCGGCGGGATGGCGGACTCTTTCCGGTTCAAGAATTGGCTGGACTGGAAGGCGGAAGGGCAGTCGCTTGGGACTGCGCCTGCATCGGGAAGCGCCCCCATCCAACTTGTGCGCGATTACGACCTGTTCGGCGGCTCCGCATATCGCCGCACGATCACCAAGCCGGTGGATGGCACCGTGGTGGTGTACGTCGATGGCACGCCGAAGGCCGGAACGATTGACGCCGGCACCGGCCTATTCACACCTTCGTCTGCGTGGGCTGGCGGCGCGCTGACGGCTGACTTCGAGTTCGATATCCCCATGCGCTTCAACTCTGATTGGCTTCCGTTCACGAAGTCGGAATGGGACGCGCACGACGGCGAGTTTGAGATTGTCGAGGTCTTCGGCGAGTGAAGACCATCGAAGCGACGCTGCTGACGCACAAGGCGCAGCCGTCCACGACGCTAACCGACCTGCTGCTGATCGGCCCACTGCCGGACAACAGCTATCGCGGCCTCACCACGCTCGACCGAAACGTGGTGTTCACGCCATCGGTTCCGTTGGGGCCGGTCACCTTCTACGCGCGCACGGGCGTGGAAATGTCGGCGCTGCAATCGGGCAACGACTTGGGCGTGAACAACGCCGAGGCGCAGACGCTGTTGCCGGTGGCGACCTTCGAGATTGAAGGGATCACGCAGCAGCAGATCGACTCGGGCGCGCTCGACGGCGTGCGCTTCGTCGCGCTGCGTGTCAACTACAACGACCTGACCACGGGCCGCAGCGAAGTCGTTGCCGGCGGCACGCTGGGCGAGGTTCGCCAGAAGAACGGCGGCCTCACGATCATGGAGCTGCGTTCGCTCACGCAGCTGTTGAAGCAGCTGAACCTGATCCAGCTGACCTCGCTCCGGTGCCGCGCGATCTTCGGATCGCAACCCATCGGCACTGGCGGCGGCGTGGTCGAGGAGGAGTTCCCCTGCGGCTTCGACGCCTCGACCCTTTGGGTGGCGGGCGAAGTCGAGAGCGTCGGCACGGATACCTTCCGCCAGTTCATCGACGCCACGAACCTCGTCGGCAGCGGGTTCGATGCGGACTACTTCGCGCCGGGCATGGTGCGATTCCTCACCGGCGACAACGCCGGCAAGATGATCGAGGTCGACGCCTACGACTACACCTCCGGCGTCGTCACGCTGCGCTTCGAGACGGTTTCTCCGATACAAGCAGGCGACACGTTCGAGATTCGCCAGCATTGCTCGAAGCGGTGGGACGGCCACAACTCCTGCGACACCTTCTGGGCGGCGGACAAGACGCTGCACTTCCGTGGCGAACCGTGGATTCCGGTCGGCCAGGCCGCGCGCCTGACCGTGCCCGGTGCAGGCGTTCCCACCAGCGGCACGAACAGCATCGGCAGTAGCGCCGCAGCATGACCCTCGCAGACGAACAACGCCACCGCTTCATCGCGGCGGCACGGGCGCTTGTGGGCGCTCCCTTTCGGCATCGCGGGCGTTCGGCGCGCGGCGTCGATTGCGTCGGCCTCGTCGTGGCGGCGCTGACGGCGGTGGATCGCACCGTTGCAGACCGCAGCGATTACAGCCGCAACCCGGTACGCGACGGGCTGCGCGAAGCCTGCGAAGCGCACTTCGGGCCGGCGGTGCAAGGCGCGCCGCAAGCCGGCGACGTGGCGCTGTTCGCATGGTGGAGCGATGCCTGTCATCGCACGCCGAACCACGTCGGAATCCTGTTCGACCACCCGAACGGCGGCCTCGCGGTCGTCCATGCGCTCGCGCAGAACAAGCGCGTCATCGAGCACGGACTCGACAAGTTCACCCGAGCGCGAATCGTCGCTGTGTATCGGCCGTGGAGGGCTGCTGAATGAGCGGCTCGACCTTGGGCGGCATCGTTGGCGGCGTCATCGGGTTCTATGTCGGAGGCCCCACGGGCGCGCAATGGGGCTGGATGATCGGCAGCGCGGTCGGCGGTTACGTCGATCCGACCGTCATCAAAGGCCCGCAACTCACCGATCCGCAGCAGCAGACGGCCAGCGAAGGCTCGCCGATCCCGTTGGTTTATGGCACCTATGCGGTAATTGGCACGATCATCCAGTGCCAGTCCGAGCCGACCGAACACAAGCACGAAGACAGCGGCAAGGGCGGGCCGGTACAGGAAACCTACACCTACACCCGCACGGTGGCGATGCTGATTTGCCGTGCCGCGCCGCTGGGCGGCGAAATGCTGCTGCGTCGCTCATGGGTGAACGGCAAGCTCGCTTACGACGCGACCGGCAGCGGCAAGCTGGATGCGGACAGCGCCAAGTTCCTCGCCGGCATGACGTTCTATTCCGGCAGCGAAACGCAGATGCCGGACGCCGATCTGGAAGCGTTGCCGGTAGGCGACGGCGGCGGCGTGGGCAACGTGCCGGCCTATCGCGGCAGCTGCTATGCGGTGCTGCCGAACTGCGACGTGACGCAATCGGGCGGCGCGGTGCCGATCATCAAGTGGGAAGTGGTGTCGAGTGGAACGCAAACGTACTCGATCCCGAACCCGAACTGGGTCGCGACCGATGGTGCCGGCAATTTCAACACGTCGAACGGCACCGATTGGCTGACCAACGAAGCGTTTAGCGCGTCGGCCACCGGCAAGTTCATGCGCTACAACAACGGCGTGCTGCTGCTGAGCAACAGCACCTCGTGCAAGTATTCGACCAATCGCGGCGTCACATGGTCGGACACGTCGATTCCATCCGGGCACCCGACCAGTAGCAGCTATCGCACCAAGGTATTCGACAACGAGTTCTGGCTTGTCAGCGACGACAACGCGACGCTACTGCATGGCGGCGGTGGGACTCTCGACTCAATCACGCTGGAATCGCCGTCCGAGTCTCCGATTTCGATTGCCGGCGCTGCCGGATACCAAGTCCTTGGTTGCAGCCACAACGAAGCGCGGATTCCGGTCGAAGTCTCGACCGACCATTTCGTCACGCATTCGTCGCAGGACATCGATGTCCTCGACGACGTGGTGCTCGCCGTTTCCAACGGCAGCCGCATTCTCGTGGGCGGCGAGGACTCCCTACTGACCCAATATACTGACGACGGCTTGTCATGGTCCGATGCGTACACGATGCCGTACGAGCTTGGCGCGAAGCTGATCGGCGGCGATGCGCACGAAAACATCTTCGTGGTGTTCGGATCGGATGGGCTTGCCGTCTCCACCAATGGCGGCGAAGGCTTCACCGCCATCACGCTATCCGAGGAGTTCCACCCATACGACGTGCAGATCGGCGGCGGCCTGATCGTCGCGGTCGGCGAGAAAAACAGCGGGGCAGGAACCGGGCGCATCTGGACGGCGCCGCTGTCCGATCCGTACACATGGACGAAGCGCGACAACAACTTCGGCATCGCGGCGGTCAAGGCCGTGGCGTTCATGTCCTGCGGTGGCTACGCCATCCCCGACGCGCCGGGCTGGTACATCCACGACGACGGCACGTTGTGCGGGTCGGAAGCGAACGCGGTTTCGCCTGACACCATCGACCTGGAATCCATCGTCGGCGACTTGACCGAACGCGGGGGCGTCACCGATTACGACGTGACCGCGCTCGACGGCATCCCCGTGCTGGGCTTTGCGATCACGCAGCCGACGACCGCTGGCGCGTGCATCGACGAATTGCGCAAGGTCTTTTTCTTCGACATGCCCGAATGGGGCAATAGCGGGGAAACCTACGTCAAGCTCCGCGCCGTCAAGCGCGGCGGCTCGTCCGTGCTGAACCTCACCGACGACGACCTCGTTGACGTGGACGATGACGACGACACGCGCCGGCAGGCGGTGGAGTTCCCGCGCAAGGTCAATTTCATTGCGCCCGACCCAGACCACGACTACGAGCCGATCACCCAATCGGCCGAGCGTGAATCGGAAAACGTCAAGAGCACCAGCGAGATCACCGTTTCGACCTCGGTCGCTTCCACCCGCGACATGGCCGCGCCTATCGCGGACAAGCTGCTGCGGATCGCGTGCGAGGAAGCGCAGGGCCAGATCACGCGCACGGTGCCCGAGGAGTTCACGCAGTTCACGACCAGCGATATCGTCACCTACGGTGGCCGGCGCTATCGCATCGACAAGATCGACGCGCAGGACGGGCAATCGCAATGGACGATGACCCGCGACCGCGCCAGCGCCTACGAGTCGAACGCGACCGGCAGCGTGGGCGTCGCCGTGCCCGATCCTGTATCGACGCTTCGCGGGCCGACGTTGTTCTGGGCCGGCAACCTGCCGCGCCTCAATTCGCCGGACGTTGGCCCTGGCCTCTATATCGGCGTCTGCGGCCTCATGGCCGGTTGGCAGGGTTGCGACCTCTACCTGTCGGTCGATGGCGGCACGACCGAAACGCTGGTCGCCACGATCATCGACCCGGCGACGATGGGCTTCCTTACCGCCGACCTGGACTCTGGCGATACGTTGTCGGTGCAGCTTTACAACGACGACCCGCTGAACGATGCGACCGACGATCAAATCGCGCTGCGCTTCAACGCGTGCGCGGTCACGACGGCGGGTGAATCGGAAATCCTGCAATTCAAGGATACGACCGATACCGGCACCAAGACCTATGACCTGACCACGCTCACGCGCGCGGGCCTCGGCACGACCGAAACGACTCACAACAGCGGCGATGCGTTCGTGGTGCTGGACAGTTCGATCATCTTCCTGCCGCTGGATATCTCCCTCGCCGGTCGCGACCTGATTTTCCGCCCGGTCACGCGCGGCACCGTGCCTGCGAATAACGACACCTACACCGTGCACTTCGATCCGAAGTTCACGGGCGCGGCGGTTTACGACGCCTACGTCGACGACACGGGCGCCGCTTATGTCGATGACACGGGCGCTACCTACTACACAGAGGTCACTTAATGGCACGCTGGGCAGACAAATCGACCGCGACACTGACTGGCACGGAATCCATCCCCTGCACGCAGTCTGGCGTGGACAAGAAAACATCGCCGGATGACTTGAAGGCATTCATCGCCGGGGATCGCCCTATCGAAATCGGCGTCGCCTGCTCGGATGAAACCACGGCGCTGACTACTGGCACGGCGAAGGTGACGTTCCGGGTTCCGTGCGCGATCACGCTGACCGACGTTCGCGCATCGCTGGCGAACGCGCAGGCCAGCGGCAGCATTTTCACGGTGGATATCAACGAAGGCGGCACGACGATCCTTTCGACGAAGCTGACCATCGACAACACGGAAAAGACCTCGACCACGGCGGCGACGGCTGCGGTTATTTCCGACGCCAGCCTTGCGGACGATGCGGAGATCACGGTGGATATCGACCAAGTGGGCGATGGCACCGCGAAAGGGTTGAAGGTCTGGCTGATCGGGACGCGGACGTGATCATCGTTCCGAAGCTCTGGACGCCGCCGCAGCGGCAGCGCGGATTCATCATCAATCCGTATGCGTTCGGTGGTGGTGGCGGCGGTGGCCCAACGGTTACGACGTGGAACCCTGCCGACAAAGGTTCTGCGATCACGCTCTCGTCCGGAAACTTGACTGCCACCGGCGCAACGTCTGGCAGCTATGCAAATGGAAGCGTTCGCGCGACCAGTTCCAAATCGTCCGGAAAGTACTACTTCGAGGTTTCGATCGACGCGATCGGCGCCGCGAACCACGACATGGTCGGGATCTGCGCCGGTTCCACTCCGCTGACAAACGATTTCGCGGCCGACGCGCTCGGCTACGGCTATTACATGAACGACGGGGGAAAGTGGAACGGCAACGTCGGAACGGCGTATGGCGCTTCTTATGCGGCTGGTGACGTGATTGGTGTTGCCTTCGATGCTTCCGCAGGCTCGCTGAGTTTCTACAAGAACAACACCGCGCAGGGCGTCGCATTTACCAGCATCCCTGCCGGAGCGTATTTCCCGGCCGTTGCATTGTTTGCCGCCAGCACCGCTCCCGTCGTCAGTGGGCGATTCAAGTCTGCTGATTTCAGTTACACCCCGCCGGCTGGTTATAGCGCGTGGGGTATTTGATCGACCATCCAGGCACAAGGAACCGCACCATGTTCGACACCCTCAAAACCTTGCTCGGCTGGCCGTGGTTTCCGCGCCGGAAGCCCGATCCGCTGCCCGAGAAGGAAACCGATCTCGCCTACGGCCCCGATCCGTTGCAGACACTTGACGTGTACCGTCCGCCGAACACGATGCCGGGCGACAAGCTGCCGGTCATCCTCATGGCGCATGGCGGCGGCTGGGACAACCCCGATGGCGACAAGGCGAACGCGGGCGTGATCGACAACAAGGCGGCGTACTACGTCCCGAAGGGTTACGTCGTCGTGTCGATGAACTACCGGCTGTATCCGCAGGTCACGCCGCTTGGGGAACAACAGGACGCGGCCTATGCCTACGCCTTCGTCCAGAAGATGAAGGGCGTCGATCCCAAGCGCGTCGGCCTCATGGGCCACTCTGCCGGCGGCACGAACGTCGCCGTGGCCGCTGCGTCGATGGTGTCGCCGTGCTGGATCGTCTGCCTCGACGCCGGCACGCTCGACGTGCAGGACTCGGTTCGCACGGCCAACGCGATTGGCAGCGATATCATGGTGCCGTTCGGCACCGATCCTCTGGCATGGCCGGCCATGTCACCGATGGATTGCGTGCAGGGGTTCACCGGCCCGTG